TGTTTCTTTCCATTCATCACCTGGAGGATCAAGTTCAATTGAACCCGCCCAAGTAAATATATTAAAAGGATTAACGTTTAAATATTTACTAGCATAAGGTTGTTCTATTAAATTTACTTCTGTATAAGGTAAAGTAATTAAATCTCCAGTTTTTTGATAATTAGAAGCTAGTCTATCAGCTGTTAAAATTGTAGTGTTTCCTGAACTTGTTGCTTCAATCAATTTTACAGATTCAGAATTAAACATTGGTCTAAGGAATCCACCAGCCATATCCATAGAAACTTTATAATCAAAATTACCTACATCGCCAATACCGTGACCCGTAAAATTGTCTACAATAAATCCGTTTTTAAATCTGTCAAAACCTTCTGCATCTTGTATTTGTAAAGATTGTGCTTGTGTTTCTAGTAAAGATAATTGAGTATAATATTCTACATTTGATATTCTTTTTTCTAAACGACCAATATCTCTCATTGTATATCTTCGATTATCAATTTTTTCAATATCTATATCTGAAGTTTTTAATGATAATGTATAACTATTTAAAGCTAATGTAAATAAATGCATAGCATTATCTAAATTTTTAGGAAGTTGAGGAGTTAAAGAACTTGCTCCTTTAACAACTTTAAAATTACCATCTTTATCTAAAAATACTTTATCAAATCGTTTTAAATAATATTCTAAATCTGTAGTAATATCAGAATTGAATTGAACAGGATCTACGGCAGATGCTCCCAATCCGTTGTATTGTCTTAATTGACCAGAACCAACAACAATAGATGCATCATCAACTCTAGGTCTAAAATCTAAACAATCACGTAACTGATATGTTAATCCTGAAGTATCTGAAGTATAAGAAGGGATATCCTTATAGTCAATAACACTTGTATAAGAATCAACAGAAAAATAATCTCCAGAACCGTGAGAAAAATAATCAAAGTCTATTAATAGTCTACCTGTAGGATTAAGAGAACCTGGTTTTAATTTAAGTCTACCTATATCATAAAAATTATCTCTTTGTCCAGTATCTAAATCGAATCTTGATTTAATATCAGTATCAGAAGATGTAGCATTTGTAGAAAAATTTGCTGACATATAAACTGCATTAATTCTGTATACATCTGCTTTACTTAAACCTATTAAACCAGATTGTATTGTTGTTTGAGTTGAAATAGATAAACTAGAATTTAATACAAGCGTTTTTGTTTTTTCATTTGCAACAGTACGTGATACTGTGGCAACTATTTTTATTTTATGTCCTGCAAAATTTGCACCAAAATCTAATGATAAAGTTTTTCCAGTAGGAGTACCTGTTAAAGTAAATATTGGATCGCCTTCGTGATTATTTCCTGATAAACTAAAAATATCTCCTATATTTCCAAAAGGACCAGCGCCTAAATTTATAATAGAAACAGTGAAATCTCTTTCAGATAATCCTGTAAATGTCTCATTTGTTCCTGCAGTTATTTGAGCATCACCATTTGCAGATAATAATGCTATAAAATTTCTTCTTACGTAAAAATTTGTATCTGTAATATTATTATTAGATGATGTTTTTAAAGTTTTGATAGTTTCGTATGGTAACTTAAATATTGAAATGTTTTTATTAGATCCATTTAGTTTCGATCTTCTTCTTACACCAACTGTTTTTGTTGATACATCAGATGCACCTACTGCAGTTGAAAATGTTAAACTAGTATTAGATGTTACAGACTCAACAATTTTAGTTATAATAGTTCCATTGTCAGCTGTAAAATGTATTGTATCTCCTAGTCTTAATTCTGTTAAAAATAATGTTCCATAACCAGTAACTACTGTTCCATTGTTTGCAATTGAAAACGTTCCAAATAGTTGGTAATTATCTCCAAAAGCTGCACTAGTTTCTGTATCAGCAGTATAGTTTATTCCTGCTCCACCTGACATACCAATTTGTTTTACAGAAGAAAAGTCAAAATTTTGTACACCGTGAAATCCTAAAACATTATTTTGTATTGTTGATGTTACTAGTGATGTTGACCCTGTAATAGTTTCTCCATTAGCAAATATTCCTAAAACGTTAGCTAATACAACAACACCGTGATTTGCAGTTCCTCCAGAACTAAATGATGTAACATTTACAGGACTAGTTCCATCAGATGTATATAATTCAAAAGTATTTGCTGTTGGATTTTTTACTGTATAAACAGCAGCAGTAATAACTGAAACTGAATTAATTGACCAAGTACCTCCTGAAATCTCAACTTGCATACCTTCTTTAAATGTATGATCTGTAGAAGTAACAATAGAAGGATTTGCAATAGACATATTGCTAATTGCAGCCGATTTGTATGATGAAATAGTTTGAACGTAACCTGTAGCTCCAGATGTACTTCCTGTAATTTTTTCTCCGTTAGTAAATGCAACTGCTTTAGATACGTTAAGATGTGTAAACATTTCTATATCAAAAAGATAATGTTTATAAACGTTACTTGTTAAAGATGATGTTGCAAATAAATTAGAACTTGAAATACCATTATTTAATTCAAAACCTCTAGATTTTGCTCTACCTATTTGAGGTACAGCTACACCAAATGTAGATTTCAATGACCCTCTTACATCAGCTCCTGTAGCACTTAAATATGATAATCTATTATTAGTTGTAGCAGTATCATATAAATTTACACTTTTAAATGTTTCAGTTTCTCCAGGATTATATGTAATATCTGGAGCGTTATAAACATTAGAAACATTTACATAACTTTCTAAATCAAATCTAGTTTTAAAATTATTAGATGTACTAAAATCTCTTGCCTTATCAACATCTAAAAACGTTGTACCTATTGTTTCAATTTCATAACCTTTAACATAAGCTTTACCAGGACCAATTGCAGCTACTAATTTTGTTTCTACCCCACCATTACCAGATGCGTAAATACCTCTATTAGTTCCTGATAGTAAATGTTCTCTTAAATCTATATCAAAATCTTTTACACTGTAGTCTCCTGATTCGTCATACGTTCTTCTTGCAAACGTATCTTCTAAAACAGAATATTCAGTTGTTCTAATTTGATTTTGTAGTATTCCATTTTCTAATCTTAATAATTCTATAAAGTTTGAATCATCAACAGAATTTAAAGCTCTTTTTGATAGTGTTAATGATATTTTAAATCTGTGTGCACCTGGAGCATTAAAATTAGATGTACCTGCTGCATTATCAACTAGTGTACCATCTTCGTTAGCAGTTATAAATGATTCTACTATATCAACACCAATACGATAACTTGGAGTATCTGTATATTTGTCTAATATTATTGTTTGATCTAAAATTGTAACGTAATATCCATTAATATAATAAACACCTTTTGCAATTGATGCAGATGAACCTGTTGCAGTTGTATTAACTGTTACTGTCTGAGCAGCTGAACTTACGGTACAATTACAAATTTCACCATTCGTAAATACAAAACTAGTATTATTAGTTCCAGTTTTAATATATTTAACGTAAAGAGTATCAGGATCAGTACCAGTACTTGCTACAGCATTAACAACTTCTGCTTGAACTCCTGAAGTTACACCTGTTAAAATTACACCGATATATGAATTTATATTACTTAAAGATTTAGCACTTAATTTAATAGCATAGTAATTTAAATCAAATGCTACTTGACCAGGTATGACCATTGCGCCTTTTTTAAAGACGTGATCAGAAAATTTTTCAATCTGATTTTGTAATATTGTTTGTGACTGTGTTAATTCTCTCGCTTGTACTGCAAATGAAGGTCTAAACAGTACTCTATGAAAATTTTTATTTTCATTAAAATCATCATAGTATGGAGAAAGATTAAAGTCAGTTGGACTTGGCATATCTTCCTTTAAAATTCAATAATTAGTTTAATATTTTCAGTTTGGTCCGCTGCTCTTGTAATTGGTGCTCTGTTTTCAATGTAAATAACATCACCTTTATCAACATCTAATTCTGAAGCAGCATAACCATTAGAAAACGTTATACTATCAGCTGTTTCACTAGCAGAAGCACTTGGAGTAGCTGTTGCTCCAGATGTTGCGCCAGTAATAATGTTTGCTCCACTAAATGCAACTAAATTTCCACTAGCATTAATACCACCATCTACAAATCTTGTTTGAACATAATGTAAAATTCTATTAACGGAGTCCCATTCTACGACTCTACCTACAGCACCTGTAGTTGCTTGACTAATTTTTTCATCTACTTGAAAAGTTCCTGGTGTAGGTGAAGCAGCAATTCTAATTGCTTTCGTTGTTCTTAACGTAGATGCTGTTGCAACACTTCCTAATGATTCTGGGTCTTTTAATAATACTATTTTTCTAAAATCGTTTTCAGTTGTAAAATCTCCAGTGTTTGCTGATTCTGTTCCTTCTAAATTAATATTCAACATTACAAAAAATCCACCTAATTCTTTTACTGCATTATAACCGTGTCCACCTTTAGGTTCAATAATACAATCTAATTCTGCTCCTGTTAAGAATCCAGAACTTGCAGTATTAATATCAGCGTTTCTTACTGAAGCAAAAGTATAACCAGTACCTGCACTTGTAACTGTTACACTTGTAACAGCTGTTCCTGAAATTACTACTGTACAAAATCCACCTGAACCATCTCCTCTTAAAGGAATACCTGCATAAGTGCCGTTTGTTCCTCCAGTACCACCATTTTTAATTTTAATTATATTTACTCCTCCATCTACTGCTGCACTTTGTACTGTACTGTTTGTTTGAACAGCCATAAAATCTGTAGATAAAAAATTTATTTGTTGAGAGGCACTTAAAGTGTACATAAATTTCCATTTATAACCATCGCCTGTTGAAAGTATAGAAGTTGAAGTTCCTGTAGGTTCAACTGTAGAAGCAACGCCATTATTATTATCTAAACATTTATATACGTTGTATGCGGAATTTAAAACATAAAAAGTTGAGTCAAATAAATTTGAAGCACCACTTGTTGATGTTAAAGTAGTTGTTGTTCCTGTTATTCTATTACCATAATCATTTCTGTACATATCATAAATCGTACCCACAGTCCAATTTCTTCTAGGAATAACATAACTTACGTTTGAAGCCGAAATTTTTTTAGCAGCTAATAAATCATCAAAAGTATAAAATTCTTCTGTAACACTGTCTGCAGGTACAATAGGAGAACTATCAGAACCCGTATTGTCTGTTCTTAAATCTGCTCTTGTATATGTTCCCCAAGATAAAGGAGCACCAATACCTAGATAATAAGCATTAGACGCAGCTTCAGAAAAAGATTCTACAAACTGTTCACTATTATGTATTCTAAATTTATTTGTTATAATTGCCGGCATATTTTTTTAAGCTTGTGCTTCTCCCCAACGTAACAATATGTTTGTATTAACCGCAGTACCAGAAGCTTTGTATATATTTATCGCCAAAACATCGGGACCATTTGGAAATGTTCCTCTACCACCTAATGTAGTAGTTGTTAATTCTTTTAGTTTTGATAGGGATAAACTGTTACTCTCTCCCGAGTTCGCAATAAACGAAAATACTGTTTCACCTGGTAGTGCAAAAGCAGGTTGTAAAAACTGGAATGTAACTGTTGCTCCAGCAGACACTGCAGAAACAGCGTTTTGAGTAAATGTTACTCTATAGTATTGTGTTCCACCATATGTAAGTGTAGGTGATATTGTAGCTACTTTTGTATTTGCAGGGAATTTTGCATCTAAAACAGTTGTTCCTGCAACTGCTGCGCTAGCGTCAAAAGTTGCTTTTGTAAAATATAAAATACTTGTACCTGATGCAGCGTTACCAGCAAAAGTAAATGCAATTGTTGCTCCAGAGTTTGTAGCAGGTAATGATCTATTAAAATTAACTTGTGTATAAAACCCAAAAACTGTTATTGAAGTTATAACAGCATTATTATATCCACCTGTTGTAATTGATGATCCTACAACTATTCCTGTTGTGCTCCAACTTGCTGAAGTAAAATATAGTACTGAACTACCATTACCTGTGTTGTAAGCAATTTGTGCTGAAGCAGTTAAAGCAGCTGTAGTAGTTGCAGTTGACGTTGTTGTACCTGCTCCAGATTTCCAAGATACGGAACCTCCTGATGCAATTTGAGCAAAACTAGGTTGTCCTCCTTGAGCAGGACCTTGTAATGTTGTCCAAGATACTGAACCTGGATCAATAGGATAATTTTGTGGATTTAAAACACCTTCTACAATAATTGAACCCGTACTACCTGAATCTGAAGTTATTTCAATACCTTCAAGTAATAATTGAGCTCTATTTAATAATTCTCTTTCTCCTAGATCACCTATAATTGCGTTTGATACGCTAGGTGCTAATCTAATTAAAAATGCAGTTTGTTTAGTAGTTGTTGCTGATAAGTTTGTTTGAGCATAGTTAAAAATATATCCTCTATCTTCATCAAATTCTCCATCAATTAAATATGCAGAACCCCAATGAGATATTGCCGGACTACAAGTATTTGTTACGTAAATTACTCCCTGATTATCATTGTGTGAAGCAGCGGCTCCAGCAGAGTATGAACGTGTTGCTCCAGCATTAAAATTAGTTAATGTTGTACCTCTTACACAACCCGTTAATGTATTTGATGTAGCATTTTTACCTGTATATGAAATTAGTTCATTATCAATATATACAACACCTGAAGTTGGTAACCCTGTAACATCTTCCACTGTAATAGTTGTTACTGAACTATTAATGGCTCCATCTAGTCTAGTACTTGGTACTTCATTTAAAACTTCATATCGAACTGGTGCGTTACCTGTTCTCATATAAGCTTCAGTATTTAAATTGTTTCCTTTTAATCTGTGACAAAATACATAATTACCATTAGGACCTCTTAGCATCCAATCTATAAATCCAGCACCGTACCAGCTAAATTGTATACCTATCATTTGCATTTTAGTAGGATCTATTACATATCCACTTGGTCCTGTACCGTCACACTTATCTAAATTCCATTCTGATTGAGGTATAATTAAATCTCGCACTTTACAAATTGAAGCACCAGCTATATTTGATACGCCTCTAAAATCAGGAGTAACAGACATTGAAGTTTGACTTGTAATATTAGATACCACGTGTGTCATACCTTTTATAACAACTCTATCTCCAGCTTTTAATTGATCACTAAATCTTGTATTTGTACCTGTAATACTGTTTGAGTTTGCATTTACTGCAATAGTACCACCTAATTGAAATGTAGATGATCTTCTTCCTACAGAAAATTGTTCTCCATCATATTGCCAAAATATTCCATTTTGATCGTCATAAGGACCAGATCTTACAACTGCCCCTTTCCATTTATATAAATTCATTTTAGCATCAGCACTTAATTCAGCTGTAGAATTAGAAAGAACATTAGTTGCAATAACTGTTAAAGTTCTTTCATCAATAATACTTGATACAATATAGTGTCCGTCATAACCTGGCGTAATAACACCTTCTATTCTAATTTCAGCACCAACTTGGCATCCGTGGTCAGTATCATCTGCAACAATTGTAATTAAAGAATTTACTGCTGTTCCTGATGCAGTAACACTTCTTAATTGATAACTAGGAGCAAAAAGAGCACCTGTATTATACATAGCGCCTTTTCCTGATTGATAACGAATATATTTTTTACTTTGACGAATTGCTTGACCTCCATGCTGAGGACCTCCAGTACCTAATTGAACTCCACCATCAAAAGGTCTATGTACAAAAAATGCATCTGGTCTTACGTAAATTGATCCTTGAATGTCTGCAGCACCTACAGCAGAATCATTTAATAATGTTAAAATTTGTCCTGATGCTCTTGCAGTGTATCTTATTCTAGTAGAACTTTGAACATCATTAACTATAATAGGACCAGAAGCTAAATTATGATTATTTGAACCAGCATCAGAACTAACAACAGATAATAAAGACATACCAGGGACAAATCCGTGTGGTGATGTAAAATCAACTTGAATTACAGCAATTGAAGCATAAGACGCTGTAGCAGTTGCTGCAGAAGCTAATATAGTAGGAGCACTTAATGCTACTGTTGAATATATAGGAATTTGACTACCTCTAATAGCTGTTCCAGTTGTAGTAAAAGTAGTTACAGCACCTGTACTTACACCACTTACTGTAAGTGCAACATCATTCGTAACATCTAATCCTTCGCATTGAGTTCCTAATACTTTATATCTTTGTCCTATAACATAACCACTACCTCCAGCAGTAACTGCAGAAGTATATAATCCACCATTTCTTGTTATATTAATAGAAGCACCAGTAGAACCATTACTTGTTGCATAAGGAATTCTACTTGAATAGTTTGCAGTACCTGAAACAGCTAATCCAGAAACTATTGTTACTGTAGCAATACCTGAACCAGAAAGTGTTGCCACTCTTAATATTAAATCATTTCCTAAAACTGCAGTTCCTGTTATTGTAACTGATGTAACAACACTTCCGCTTGTAGTAGCTACTCTTACTACAGCATCATTTGTAGGAGAAGTTCCGTCTAAAGAAGTTCCTGTACATAAAAATCTTGTACCTAAAAAGTAATCATTTCCACCATTATTAATTGTTGGAACAGTATATACTCCAGCATTTCTATTAATATTAATATCAAGTCCTGATGATAATGTAGAAGTATTTGTACCAAAAACTGCAGTATAAGCACCTGAACCATTTGCAGTTCCACCAAAACCAATTGTTGTAATTGCTCCACCTGTAGTATCATTCGTAACACCTGTAATAATAATACTTAAATCGTGTGTTGGAGAAGTACCTCCTAAACTTGTTCCTGGTATATTAATTGCATCTCCTATAAAATATCCAGTACCTGCATTGTTTATCGTTACAGTATCATACACTCCTGCAGTTTTATTTACGTTAAAAGTTGCACTTGTTCCTGTTGATACAATTTCAGTTAATGTTACAGAATTATATGTTTCATTATCATTTTCAACTCCACCTAAATCTGAACCCAAAATTTTTAAAGTGTCTGCTACAAAATAACCTGAACCTGGTATAGAAATTCCTGCAATAGAATAAGAACCACCTGCTCTTGAAATGTTAAATCTAGCATTTACTCCAGTTGATAAAATTTCTGAATATGCTACAGTTGTGTATGTTTGAACATCTCCTTGAAGTGATGTTGTTAAAGCAGAACTTAAAGATAATGTATTTCCTACTATGTTAGTAATTATAGCTTGTGTTCCTGTTCCATTATTAATAGCCATTCCTGGAACTAATCCCGATACAGTTGAAAGTGTAACTGATGATGAACCGTTTGCAGCATCTGAAGCAACGTAATTTGTTGAAACTGTTCCTCCTGTTCCTGAATTTGAAGTAACTTGTGTACCTACTGTTATATAAGCAGCAGATGAAGTTGTTGAAGATGAAGTTATAGGAGCGCCACTTGGTGGAACTGCTCCTGTAAAAGTTAAACTTGTAGCACCTAGAGGCGCTGCTAATATCGTTGAAAAAGAACCACTTGAACCATTTGAAAATACTGAATATGTAGGATTGCCTACTGCTGCTCCAGTATAAAATCCTGCTTCTCTTAAAAGAGTAGTTGAAGTTACTACTGTTTCTCCACTTGAAGTTCCAACTTTTGCTTTAGCGTAATAAGTAAATGAAGAAGAAGTTGGTACAGTATTTACAATAAAACTTCCTTCAGCTCTTGAAAATCCTAAAGTAGATGGAGATAATGCTTTAATTGTAAAAGGTTGTCCTATACTCCATCCGTGCGCTCCTTGAGTAGTCACAGTAATAATTGAAGGTCCAACTCCAGCACTTGTAACAGAGGCATCAGTTGTAACAGACTGTACATTTTTTTCTGTACCTGGTATTTCGTAAGTAGATGGATATCCTCTTTGTGTTGCAATTGCTTGCCACTTAGTAGGTTGTAATCCATATTCAAAGTCAGCATCAATCATCGCTTGAGGTCTTGCAACTCTCATACGCTCAATTGCATCTGTTCCAAAATCGTAAGGTCTTACAATCATTTCAGCAGATTCTTCAAATATTTGTAAAGTATCAGAAGTTGCCATTGTATCAGTATTGTATTTTAAATAAATTACTGTTGTACCATTATCAACTGTTAATGCATTAGGAAAGTTTACAGAATTTGCAGCTGTGAAAGTAGTTGATGCTCCTCTTAGAGGATCACCAAAACTATAAAGTACTTCATTATCTGTAACATTTGTAATTAATAATAAATCATTTAAATCTACTTTTCCTATTAATTCTATAGAACTAATTACGTTAGGAGATAGAACAGGTAAACTAGATAATCCATTTGTTATAGTATCTGTGATTGTTGTAAATCCAGTAGTAATTTTTGCAGTTGCGCCTGCTTCTGCTGTTGTTCCAGCATTTATATTTTGAGTAGTCATTACAGGACTTTGTAATGTAGGATATATTGTATTTGTTAAAATATAATTATTGATAATAGTTCTACAGTAAGTGATATAAGTAGTTTCAGGAACTCTTGTACCAGAAATTGTAGGAGTTGCACCTACCCAATATGTTGCAGCTTTTGTTCTAGCTGAAGCGTTACCATCATATCTTAAATCAAATATTGCTGCTTCTATAATTGCATCAATATCATTTTGTAATGTAGCACTTGAAAAAACATAACCAATGTATGGAGCGTTACCAGCCAGCTTTTGCTGATTAACATATGCCTCAACTTCATCTTTTATAAATTCTTTATTTGCTACAATTTTTGCATATGCAATAGGATTTCTATTACTAGCTAAAGGTATACCAGGTTGAAAGTAATAAGTTTGACGTAATTTTTTTGCCATATTAAGAACCTAATGCCACAGATAAAACATACAATTGATTTTGAACATTACTTGATAACCCATCTAAGTATTCAAATTCTGTATTTGAAACATTTCCATTTCCTATAGAAGAAGCATCTATGTTTGTAATTGTATTGTTTGATCCATTAATTGTTTTATTTGTTAAAGTTACTGCATTATTTGCTGTAATTATACCAGTTGCTCCAGTTAATAAATTTAATTCTGTTGATGTTGCTGTAAGAGTTGTTCCTCCATTTATAACAGGAGAAGTTAAAACTTTATTAGTTAGTGTTTGATTGCCTGTAAGAGTAACAACACTATTATCAACTGAAACTGTAACTGTATCTGTTGATGCTGATATTGTATTGATACCAGTACCAGCTAATATATTTAATGTGTCTCCACTATTTAATAATTGAGCTGTTCCAGAAGTACCTTGTACAAATAATTGATATGTAGCTGCTACAGAACCTGGTTGAAATCTAGCATTTATTGTATCATATATTAAAACATTGTTAGTTGTTGCACCAGCAACGTCTATTTTTAAATTACTACCATCTCCTAAACTATTATATATTTCTGTAAAATTAGAATTGATTATATTACCGCCAGCACGTAGTGTTGTACCCGTACCGTCGTTTGCTACACTTCCAATATTAACTGATTGTTTAGACAATTGTAATTCCTTTTTTATTATTTATACGACTATTTATATACTTATTCATAAACTTTATATACCAGGATTAGGAACAGGAGTGGCGTCTGTTGTTACAATATTATTATCAAAAGTGTTAATATCTTCATCAAAAGTATCTGCTCCATTTGTTAAATCTCTTGTTGATTCAGATGGTATTGTAAAATATGTTTTATTTTTAAACAGGAAATCTCCCATATTTAATGATTCTCCATCTATTGCAACATTTTTAGTTCCAATTAGTGTAATTGAACCTAATTGTGTTAAATCTATTTGTGTAGAAAAATTTTGATCTAATAACAAAGAATCCAATGATTTTAAATTAATACTAAGAGCTCTACCAAATCTTGTATCATTATTTCTTATATTTGTATTTTCTTTCAAAACAAAGTTAAAATTATTTTTTGATATTAAAGTTAAATCTCTAGTATTAGGTGTAAAATGTTCAATTGTTGCAGGATTTAAATCTGCTGCTACTCCTCTATTAGCATTTGCTCTTAAAGAAGTTCCATCTGTTAATGTTCCTAATCTTCTACCAAAAATTGTAGCAAATAATGTGTTAACAACACTATAAATAGGAGTATCAATAATACCTGAAGTTATTCCAGCAACAGGAGATGATATTCTTACATTTAGATTTGATTCAATATTTAAAGTGCTTATAAAATAAAATCCTGCAGAGTGATTTGTTTTTTTGAAACTGTCCCTCCAATCATTAATTGTTCTTCCTACTTTTATGATATAAGAAAAATCTTGATATAATAAACTATCTTGTATTTTAATTGTATTTTCTGAAATTTGTCCGTCTTGATTTATATAAGTTCCATTAGTATTTAAAACTGAAACAATATTAGAAGTTGCAGTTGCTTGATTAAATTCTTTTATAGTTGCAGATGCTCCTGAAGTTAATCCTATTATAGTTGTATTTTTTTTAAACGTACCAGATACAGGATTTAAATATAAAACGTTTATTGCACTATTTTGTGATCTTAATGTTCCTGTAATTATTGTGGAATTATCGTTACTTAAAGCAGATACAGTTTCTCCAACTAAAAATGTTCCTGCACGATTTAAATAAAATAGATTAACTGGAAGATTTAAAGTAAGAGCAGGAGAATTTTGATATCCTTTACCAGGTTCTACTATTTTTAATGATAAAATTTTTCCAATATTAGGACTGTATGTTTTTAATACGGCAGAAGCACCTAAAAAACTATTTACAGTTGCTGTAGGTAAATTAGAATAATTATAACCTGGATTTATAAGTCTAACATCAGTAATATCTTTATTTCCAGTGCTAGATTCTTGTACAAATTTATTTCCTACATATAAATCACCTTTAACAGTTTCATCTTCTAAAATAATATGATCGTCAATTAAACTTGAACTTTCTTCTTGTGTAAATCCACCATTTACAACTGAAACTTTAGCAACAGCAGCTCCACCATTAGTATTTGCATTATTAAATACTACATCATCACCTATTTCGTAATTTGTTCCTCCATTTTCTACAAATATATCTGTCAATCCTGAACGACCAACATTTTCTACTTGTATTAATGCTCCTTGACCACCACTTATTAAATCAATTACTGTATTTTCTGTATATAAATTTCCTGAATTTGTTATAACGGGAATATTTGGTAATCCTGTAACGTTTACTTTTATAAAATTGAAATCATTATCAAATTGTGTTCCTCTAACTTCTTCTCCTATAATAAAATTGCCTGAAATAGAACTAGTGTTCAAAACAAATTCGGTTATCTCATCACTACCAATTTGAAATTTAAATACGTTTTCAATTATGGCAGTAGTTCCTGAAGTTACACCCAATATTGTTCTACCTATCAATAAACCTGTATCACCCTGTGTTGCTATTCCTCTTAATATTTTACTTGCATTCCATTTACCATCAGAAAGTCTTAAAACCTGTTCTCTAGGATATGAAGTTTCTGATTCTAAGCCAAATAATAATCTAAAAAATATTTGATTACCTATATTTGTACCTTTTAAACGATATAAAGATTTAATATTTTTTATTAATGTTCTTTTATTAATATTATCATCAACTTTGTCAGGTAAAGTAGCAAATAATTCATTTCTAAATTGTTTTAAAAAATTAGAGATTACTTTATCAGGATCTCTAAAGTCTAATAATTCTTGTATATTTGTTACTGGATTAGGACGATAGTTATTTACAATTGCACTTGCGTTAGACGTTAAACCAAGTACGGTTTCTCCCATTATAAATTTATTTTGAGAAGAAATATATAGTTTAGAGCTATCTATATCTTCTGCTAATATTGTTGATTGTGCTTTTGATGTTTGTCCTTGTATTATTTCACCTCTAGTAAATTTACCAAAAGAAGAACTTTCTAAAATTAATTTATCACCCTCATCTGCTGGTGTTCTATCTGATTCAATACGTGTTCCATCTAATAATATGTTTTGTAATACTTGACTTTCTGCTTCTAAAGCAATACCATCAGTAGTTTGAATTCCTGTAATGTTTAATTCAGCAGATTCCATAAAAGTGTAATACACTTTTAAAAATTCTAAAAATTTAGGGTGCTCTGATAATACAAATTCTGGAACCTGAGAATTTATCAGGTTAGATATTTTGTTTTTAAACTTTGCCATTGTTAATTGTTACTAGGTGTTGTTGTATAACCTATACCTGCATCAGCTGAACCTCCTAAAAAAGTATCTGGGTCAACAATGATTGTAGAATTTGAAATATCAATATTAATAATTTGATCTCGTACTGGAACAATATCATTAGAATTTGGCTTAATAGTTAATTCAATAGCTGTAGATAGTTCTCCTCTAATATCCTCAACATCTGATACGTTTAATGAATTTAAAGTAATTTGACCTGTTAAATAATTAATCGTACCCTGTGGTGTTGCATTATAAATTTTTACTGAACCTGTCAATCTGTATCTTCTTACATTTCCTAAACCATCATCATCTAAAAAATAAACATTTGTACTATCTCCATATATTTTAAAACCACTTGATTCTAAAATACCACCATTTAAAGCATTATATCCTTCAACTGGATTATATGCTGGGTTTCTAAAGTAAATATCATATCTAGTTGAAGATTCTAATATGGGTGTAAATGTTTTTCTTATTTTTAATGTAGTAATATTTGATACAATACTCGTATCAGCATCATCTATCAATCTTAGTATTTTTGAATATCTAAAAATACTGTCAAATTTTTGTAAAGTACTATTATTATAATTTGTTAATGATGATACTATATCTGTTTTTAAATTTTCAGCTGTTTTAGTAGTTGACTTTTGATCATATTTAACATATGACGTTAATAATATTGTAGTAGTTTCGGGATCAACAATAACAGGTCTAACAGACGCAACATTATATTTTTTTAATTGAGTAACAATACTTGCTTTAGTAGCCGATGTTAATGATGAACCAGACAATGGTTTAATTGCAATTTTAACTGTACCATAAACAGGATTTTCTTCATCTTCTCCACCCCAAGCACTTACAGATTGAGCATTTGGATAAATTGATTTAACAATTGTTTCATAATCAGTTGTAGTTACTGCTCTATTTTGTGCTGCATAATTTAAAGGAGCATTAAAACGAATTGACTCTTTACTTTCGGCAGAAGTTCCACCTTGTGCAACTGAATTTACTGTTATAGTTAAATTACTAAATCCACTTATAGTAGAAGTTGCAGAAAATGTAGCTGCTCCATTGGCTCCTGTAGCATTTGTAACGATATATTCTAAGATGACTATGTTACCATCTATTAAAGATGTACCTATTATTCCATCACCAAAATAAACTTCAAATTTACCATCTTCTGCCTCTTGTAAAAAATATGCTTTTGTTAAATTTGAAACGTTTTGTAATCCATTAGCTAATGAATATGTAAATGTAGTTGTATCAACTGAACTATTTTGTACTTTAACAACAAGTGTTGATGTATCAGCTAAAGAACTTGGTATTACAAATTTTTGATCTGGGTCATTTGTATCTACCACGTATCTAAATGAAACAGGAGTACCTTCATATATTGATACGTTTGAAAAATTATAAACTCCATTGATAGGAGTAATTGTTATATCCGAATTTGTTATAAATTGATATCCGATACCATCTACAGTAGATGTAAATGTAGTTCCTTTTGTCATAGTAATCGAACTACCTGTTCCATCATTAACAGCTATATTAATATTTGCAATAGGTGTTCTTACTGAAGTTGGTGTGTAACCTAACATCTTTGCTAATGACACAATATTTTTTCTAATGTCAGCACTATCTAAGTACATTTCATTAGCTAACATATTAGCATTAAAACCTAGGTAGTGTGTATTGTAAGCAAGTGTATCTAAAAGAATAGCAAATCCAGAACCTTCAAAATTATAATCTTGGAATTCTGATTGACTTTGTAAAAATGTTTTTAAATTGGCTTTTATACTGTCAAAATCAAAATCTGATATTTCTAATTTATTACTTGCCATCTTATCTTAATCTTTCTAAAAATGTTTGCACTTCTACCGGTTCTTGTGTTCCTACAACATAAAACATAATTCTTAAATCATAAGAATTTTTATCATAATCAGGTCTTGCTAATATTTGAACTAGTCTTATTCTAGGTTCAAAATTAATTAATACTTCTTGTACCTTTCTTTGCAAATTCAATGCAGTTAACGGTGTCATTGGTTCAAATAACATCGCTCTAACATTAGAACCTATCTCTGGATGGAAAGGCCTTTCAAAGTGTGATGTGTTAATTAAGTTACGTACACTTCTCTTAACAGCTTCAACATCAGTCAATTTATTAACATCATTTGTTACTAAATTACGACCGAAATCTAAATCTAAATCTTTATATAATCTAGTAGCTCGTTTACTTTTGTTTAAGGAAACTGTACTTGATGCATCGTAATTTGGCATATTACAATATTTATACGTTACCCAGCAAAGACATTAGCAGAACCTGTAATCATTTCACCGGAATCTGTTGAGTCACCTATTCTTGCGATAAACTTACCTGCAACACGAACTGTAGAAGAGCCTATATTAACAAATCTAACGTGATTGGGACAAGGAGGTGCGGGAGGGGCAGAGTGAGAAACTGTTGTGTCATCAACTCTTGCAATTAATATTCCGTTTGCTCTTACTGTACTTTGACTTGGTACGTCTAAAGTTGTTGTACTTGAACAAGAATGTCCAGTATTAAGAGTATCTCCTTGTCTGCAAACTGCTGGCATTATCTACCTTGACCTCTATAAGGTTTTAAACTTCTTTTTTTATGTTTGTTTAATGTTTTTGTGCTGAAATGCCCACGACCTATACTTGTTTTTTTAGGTGTACTATCTTTTTTTGAGGAATTTGTATTTCCTTTTACTTTTTTTGCCATAATTTTTTACCTTTTTTGGTTTTTTCGAATCAATATCATCAATCATAAATGATAAATCATCAATTTTGTCAAAATCAATCATATATTCACTATTTAGTTTGATTTTTTTAATTATAATATTTAAGTCATTGATTTTATTGACATATTTCTTTAAAAAATACCAATTTAACCCTTGTTTTAATGAAAAATACAGTGTATATTATATGTATATTAACAACAAAAATAAAAAAATGACTAAAGATGATGTTAAATCTCTACTATTAGCTGGTTCTATTGTAACTGGTTCATATATTTTATTTTATGTAGGCGCAAAATATATTGTAAAGTATGCTGAAGCTGCTTGTATAATAGGTTGCATGTGAAAACATCTATTGAAAAACACGAATTAAAGCATATGGGTTTAAATGCGTGGGGTAAAAAAATATTTTTAGTAAGATATAGTGGTTTTTCTAACGTTATGGCTGAAGATGAAATTACTGATTGGTGTAAAGAAGTGGACGAATTACGCTTGAGCCTTACCTCAACTTAAACTATATTAATTACATTGCCCATACCACTGTGAATAGTACATTGATAATATAAAGTAGATGGAGCATTCATAGGTATAACAAATGTCTGCGTGCCTGTTTGACTACCGCTTACTCCCGAAGTATATGCAGATCCTCCGTTGCTGACTCTAATAGCAAACGGATGGCTAGCTCCAGTTGTGTTTACAAATACATATGTAAATCCTTTATAGAGATATAAAACTGGATCGTTGGTATTACCTGCAACTATACCCGGACCTGAAAAAACATAATCTGAAGATCCCGATGCTGAAATACTCCAAGTTATTTCACTTACACCTGCTGCGCCTGCTGGTCCTGTTTCACCTGTTGGTCCTGCTGGTCCTGTAGCACCTGCTGGTCCTGTTGGTCCTGTAGGTCCTGGCACAGTTGAAGCTGCACCTGTTGGTCCTGCTGGTCCTGTAGCACCTGTTGGTCCTGCTGGTCCTGTAGCACCTGCTGGTCCTGTTGGTCCTGTAGGTCCTGTTGGTCCTGTTGGTCCTGTAGGTCCTGTTGGTCCTGTTGGTCCTTGGATTGCTCCAGTATTAGCCCACGCTGAGCCATTCCAAACATATCCATCGCCTGTAGTAGTAACCACATATAGGTCTCCAATAGTATTACCAATTGATGGCAAGTTTATCACAGCATTCACTGCACCTTTTAATACTACACTGGTACCTGCTGGTCCTGTAGCACCTGTAGCACCTGTAGCACCTGCTGGTCCTGCTGGTCCTGCTGGTCCTGCTGGTCCTGCTGGTCCTGCTGGTCCTGCTGCGCCACCACCTGGATTAGCTGCAATGGTAGATTCTAAAAGCTCAAGTTCTGTTTTTATTTTACCCGTTTCTCTATTTACTGAACTTCTAAATTGATCAGGAAATGTTTTAGGACTAATTTTTATAAGACTACGATTATATGCCATATTTGTTTTTTTAATTTGAGCACTAATATTTATAAATACTATTGCCAACAACATAGGAGTTTTATGGCTAAAAAAAAGAAAACAGTAACTCCTGAAGATATCATTGAATCTATAAAAGAAAAGCAATCTGAAATTGACGACTTATTATACGACTTAGAAGATAAGATAAGTGTTTCGTATGAAGAAGAAGAAATAGACGAAACAGACGAAGAATAATAACAATCTATATTTCAGGTGCCTAGAAATAACTAGGCACCCTTTGACACAACAAAGGGTATAAATGAACCATCTATACATAGGCCTATTCATACTTGCCAGTATCATTGCTGGTTTAGGATATATTTACATCTCTATCTTTTGTCAAACAAAACGCTATTTAAAAAGACTAAAACAATTAAAAAAACTTAAACTGTTAGCGTTAAAAGGTAGGAGAAAACGTGGTTGGTAGAAAACAAAGAAAACCTAATTTAAAAACTTTAAAGAAAAAAGCACCAAAGATACCTGACTTTACTTGTCCTGATATAGACCATATTATTAATTATGTTGAGGATAAAGATTTATTAAATCGTACTTCATTAGCCTACTTTAAAAGACGTATGGAAAAACTACGTGATTCAAATGAAAAATTAAGAGATAGTGGTATCTATTGGTATGATAGAATAAAAGAACTATTGTCTAAATAATAGTATGTACACAGACAGACAAAACGAACCTCAGTATAATGCTGGTAATTTTCAGGAATATGATTATGAAAGAGAGTGGATTGAGTGTGCCTGGAATATAACATATAATCAAATTCATTTAGTAACGGCATTTACTTATCCTTGGATTTCCCTAAAAAGCACTTGACAAAATGATTAAATGATGATATATTAGAACATATGAAAATATTATTATTGTTATGTATGTTTCTACCCTCTTTGGCGCTGGCGAAGCAAGTAGAAATGAAAGTATATGATTATAAATTAACAAGAGTATTAGATGGTGATACTGTAGGTTTTGAAGCGAAGTTTCTACCAGATTCACTTAAAAAAGAATTACTGATTCGTGTTTATGGTGTTGATACACCAGAAAAAGGACACCGTGCTCAATGTCCACAAGAAAACACAAAGGGTTTAGCTGCAACTGAATTTACAAAGACTACA